CCAAAACGTCCTTCAAATATATTATCCCCTACAAAAGGTAAAATAGGGTGTATATTAGGTTTTTCAACAAAAGTTCCCCCACTTGGATTATTACCTTGGAGATTAATTTCAGTAGATTCATCTTCTACTCTACGAACAGAACCACCTTCTATAGCTTGATAATCTGTTTTTTGTTTTTCATCTTCAATCCCATCAAAGATATTGGGGTAAGCGTTATGGTGGGGATGATTCCAAAGAGATATTGTATTTAAATAATAATAAGCTTCAGATGTATCTTGTAATCCTATATTAGTATCTGGGGATTTAATTAATATAATTAATTCATTTACTAAAGGATAAGTTTTAAATTGTGGGAAAAAAGGTTTAGCAAATGGTTTTATATTAGATTTTGGGGATTGATTATTTATCACTTCCCATTCAATAACTCCTATTCCATTCCACCTCCCATATTCCGAAAATTTAGGGTGGGATTCATCTAAGATAATATCCGTTACTCTAGCATATACCATTTTCAATTCTAAACTTTCTATTCTAGAAAGTAGATCTGAAAGGTTTTTGTTAGAGTTTAAATTTTGATCTAAATATGCTAATCCAGTTTTAGTTGGCATCTTCTTTAAAGTCGGTATTTAATCTATCTAGCTCTTCCATTAGTTGTTGTTTTTCTTCATCACTAATTCCCAATGCATCCTCACCGCTAGAATTATTAAGCGCACGTTGTACTATAGTTGCCATTTTAATTAATTGTTCATCGTTTCTTACGCCAATTTCGAGGTAATCCTTAATGAGGGGTACAATTAAAGTAGCATCTCCTATATCCTTTACAAGGGGTTTTAGTTCAGAAATTAAACCTGTGATTTGTTTTTCTTTTTTCTTTTGGTTATCATAAATTTCCCCAAGTATATCGGAAAATTTTTTCTTACCAAATACTACATTATCCAGTGCCATGATATTTTTGATCATAAATATGGATATAGTTAAGGGTTAGAATCTAGCGTAACCATTTTCAAGATAAAATACATAATTACTTTTAAATATTTCATATAGCTGGTTAGCTATTTTAGTAATTTTAGGTGTTTTTACATCTACCATTTCACGAATGTAGATATAGAGTGCCTTTTTATTAAATACATCTATTTCCTCACGTTTACGAAATAATTCTAAGATAGCATCCGCTATTTGAGCATCATTCTTTTTTGGAAATAATTCATATATGTTTTTAGTTGTATGTGCTACAAATATATCAATGTATTTATCTAGATCACTCTTTACGGCATCATCCCCCATACTGTAAACATGGTCAGAACCTTCTTTAGATAATTCCTCAGCAGGGATTTTCTTGATTTTTTTCTGGTAGTTTTTAGTATTATATAAAATTAACCATCGTTTTACAATAGTACCAAAGTAAGAATATGCTTTAGCTCCCCGGGTAGGGTCAAATAAATGTATTTTAGATAGTAGGAATACAATTATTTCATGTTGGAGATGTTCTAAGTTTTCTACCTCAGTATGGTAAAACTTAAAGGTATGAATAATATTCTGGGTTAGTTTGAAGAAGGGATAATGAATTTCATTATCATAGATAGTACTACGTAATTTTTCATCTTCTATGGAATCTAATCCATTATATCTAACTATAGCTAATTCGGTATCATGAGTAAAGTAGTTTTTACTCTTAGGTCTTCTTTTTTTCTTGATTGGTTCCATGTGTTTTTAACTGGATTTGAATTGAGATAGTGCATTTTGCAACTTTTTTATTTCATTAAAAAACCAACCAATTTCATCATCTGAACTAAAACTACCCCTAGTGTCTAGTTCTTGAAGTTTCTTATCTGATTCCTCAATTGACTCTTGAAATTTATTAATAAATTCTCGTTGTGATATAATTACATCTTCTGCTTTCTCATTTTTGATTAAAAGGTTTATGGTCGTATATCCTAAGATTACGACCACTGCACCAAGAATGTATATTATTATTTCTAATGTCATTATAAGCTATCTAACATACTCTTAAGACCTTCACTTTTAACTGTGTTTAGGGCTTTAGACTTTACATTAGATTTTGATTTAGACGACAATGTAAAATTGTTCTTTTGGGGAGCCAAGTTATTTCCCCCCTTAAATTTAGGTAACCATTCAATTTCAAATTCTATACGAGCAGCCATCATATCTGCCTGGTGTAGAATAAATGGTAGAGAAGTACGTGGTTTAGCTTCGGGCATAAATGCTTTAAGATACTTTTCATTTGCCGCATCATATAACCCATCATGAGTCTGGATTGCTAACATTTCATTAAATGTATACTTTATATCATGTTGCTGGAGTAAGAATAGTCCACGATCAGGGACAGAAGCAAAGGCAACTTGTTTATTAAACATATAATCTTCACCTAATTTATCTTTTCTCCATTGATCGGTCTGGGGGATATATGAGGCATTATTCTCGTCTCCCATTTTACCTAAATCATGATTAATAGCCGAAAATACCAATTCTTCCGTTGTAAATGTACTCATATCACAACCAAATTCAGCCCAAACTTTATTCATAGATAAGGCTGCTTTAACCACACGATTAACATGATCAACATATCCTCCAGGAAATGCACTATGGTACTCTTTTTTATGAGCAGCAGGCATTAAAATAATACGATCTTCATATTTTTTATAGAAATCAAGTAAATATTGTTTACGATCCCCAGTGATATATGTTTCAATATTATTATTAAATTCAATCCAATTATCTTGTATTTGTTCTGCTGTTAAACTCATAACCTTTTTCTGTTTTGTTTTATTTTACAATATTTTATTGTTCGTATTGCCATATCGACTAAAACACCCGTTGGGTTAGGTGCTAAAATAGAACCACTCATTCTTCGGTTCCATTTATTTCTCATATCATCAATATTTCTCATTAATACTTATTAAGTTCGTTAGATGCCATAGGCTCTGCTTCTACCATCCCACGTAATTCATCTACAATTCCCTCTGCTTTAACAATATTAGCTCTATAAGATTCAATTGGAGCTTGTCTATTAACAATACCTTGAAGTGTTTTTAGAGTAGCCTCTAAATTGTCTAATTTTCGATTAATTAAATTTCTATTTCTCATAACATTTTATTTAAATTTCTATCCCCCGGGTTATAACCTTTGTTTCCTATCCCTTTTATCAAAACCCGTGATATGAATGTACGAGGGATAAATCGTAATGGCACGTTATTTTTTAAATTTCTTTTGTAATTAAGTAAATTTTATGAAGATGAGCACATCTTTCATATTCCTCGGTATTTTCAAAATAATTAATTGCTAATTCTAGTGAATCTAACAAAAATTTAGTATCTTGTTTTACAACAGCATAAAGGTGGGATTCAATATCGATATCAATATCTTTAATATAATACCAAGCTCTATTAAAAATTGTATGTTCTGAACTTTTTTTAGTTTCTAATTCGTCATAATCCTGTTGTGCCTTTTTAAAGAATTCTTTTAATTTTTTATTAAACACAATGTTATTATGGATTAATTTCACAAACATCCCAATTTTAGCATCTGGGGTGTTCATAAAATCTACATGGATTTCATTAGGTTGTGAATCATTCCTATCACCTTCATCCCCAGAAAATAACCCAAAAATCTTGTTTACATTAGGCACTACCTTGTAATTTTAATTGTTGATATGCTTTAAAACCTGCTTCACATAGTGGTAATTCTTCTGTATTTTTAATTGAAGAAGATAAGGTCCTCCATTCTAAAAAGAAACCCTCATTAGCAGCTTTTATACCTATTTCTTCGTATAATTTTGAATCAAATTTCATTATGGCCATTATAAATATTAGTCTAACCCCTCTATTTCGGTTTCTTTTTCATTAATTTTTGCCTGAATGTTGCTATAACTTTTAACAATATCTATTTTATCCTTATTATCAGGGTGATATTGCCATAAATCTTCAGCTATACGATTCAATATAATAATATCGTTAACTAAATTTTCTCTTTTTTCATCTAAAGTTAATTCTCTCATAATTGTTTAAATATAATTTTTACCCAATAATTTAATAACCTTTTTTGCCCCCTCCAAGTCAATTTGGAAAAATTCTCGTTGGTTATTTACACGATATTCTCTTAATTTACGGTGGACTTCTCCTTCAAGTTGTTCACCATCAAAACATTTAAATGCCCATTCTACTTTATAAGGTAATGCAACCCCAGTAGCATTTGATATTTGTTTAGCTCTTTCATCTGGTGTTTGAGTTGTATACCCAATTTTTAACAAACCCGGAGTAGTAGGGTTTGATAAAACATAAACCCATTGATTACCTTCTCCTTTATTTGAATAGATATTTTTCTTTCTAGCAGTATAATATGTTACATCTTCCCAATCATCACCTTTAGTAACCGAAGGGGTGATTGTAAAATAGGCAGCGGCTTCAATACCTTGACCTGTATAATCATCTTTCAATGATATAAATTGTTTTGCTTTTTGTTCTGTTATTCTTTCCATAATTTATTTCCAAAAAATTTGTAATATTACTATAACGGTTGCTAATGATAAAATCACCCCAGTTTTTAAATTTATTCCTTCTCCCATAAAGGTGTATGAAAGAATAGTAAATGCAAATATACCAGTAGCAAACCCAATTAACCTAGATGGCCATAATTGACCCTCAAATGCCTCAACTATATATGTAGTTCCGTATATATATGCCATTCCAACAGGTGCTCCAAATGCTAATGCGACCCAAAATGGGTTATTTTTAATCCACACGTTTAAAAACTGTCCATTTGTTTGAAACCAAGATAATCCTTGAGCAATAAAAAATAATCCTATTCCTGTAATTAATGTTCTTATATTCATTAGTCTACAATTATTTTAAGTTCATGTTCTCTTACTTCACTCCAACCTTTATCTGTATTAAATGTTGCTTTAACATAAACAGATAATGTATCTCCTTTCATTCTATTATCTAAATAAAAGTTTTGTCTTGGTTTGTAAGTGTATTTACTATAAGTAGCAAACAAACGCTCAGAATAAGGGCAATCAAAACAAGTATTTTTAGTAATCTGATACCCAGCAATGTTTAAAGGTTCCATTTTTTGGGCTATATCACCAATATTATAAGTTAAGTTACCTATTGGGATTCGAGTACCAGTTTGTGTTTGCAAACCAAATGGAGAATATAATGGAACAGTAAATGCTAAATCATCAAAAGCAACCCAATAATTACTATCATAAGCAACTTCAACTAATGGTACATCATTAACAACATATTCCTCATATAACTCATCCAATTGACCTGCTACTGTAAAGTATTTTGGACCCCAATATTCTACATGCCAATAACCATTAGCATCTTGATATGATTTTTCTGAATCAACAAAAAATACAGAATTGCAATTCCCATCTTTACATGGGTAAAAATCAACATCATCTTGCTTCTCACAAGAAGCTAAGAATAACAATGATATAAGTAATAATAAATGTGGGAAAATCTCTTCTCTATTCATTTTCCACATTGTAGCAACTATTGCTACTAGCTTTACCAATACTAAAATAATAATACCTGTAATAAATCCTTGTATAAACATAACCTTTATTTTTTATTATACCATAAATGTACGAAAGGCTTCCTGGGAAGCCAAACGTACTTTATAGAAATCTATGCAACATATGTTAAAGCTGTTTCATACATATCAGCATTAACTTTCATATCCTGACGGAAATTCTTAATTGGTCGAGCATATCTTCTCTTACCAGTTCTAGTTAAATATTGAAAATTACCTTCAACAATATTTTCTTGAACACGATTAAATACTTCCCATAAACCATTTCCTGAATCTTGTGATCTTTGGGTTTCTAAAACTTGGTTAATAGCTACTTTATCAAATGTATTATTTAAACCATCAACTCTATTTTGAAGTAATTGTTTAGCAAAATCAAGTGTTTGTTCTTCACTTAACTCAATTTGCTTCATTTTATTCATAGACTCAATAGTTAAATCAAGGCTTGAAATTACATTTTTAATTACACCTTGAAGTGTTTCAAAATCATAACCCATATGACGAATCTTAAAGGCTTCAAATTGCTTGGTAGAAATAACTAAACCATTTTCACAAATCATTCGAAACAAACCTGCTTGGAATGTAAATGAATTTTTTCCATCATGTGAATTAGTAAGTAAAATTTGAGGGAAAATAGTATCACCATCTTTACCATTAATAACAACATCGTTATTTCTAAAAACAACTAAATGCTTTTGGAAACCAACATTTTTTCTAGCTCTAACTTCTTTAGCATCA